AAACAATAATGAGAAAGAACTAGAAATTAAGCTTGAAGAAGATGTATCTGAAAAAGAAATAGAGGTTCCTCAGAATCCTATTGATGCATTAGTTGAAAAAGCTGAAATCGAAGAAAAAGAGAAAGAGAATGATAAATCATTTGAAAATGAAAGAGATTTAAAACTTGAAGAAAAGAAAAAAGTCCCTGAATATTCAAATGAAATGCCATATTCTGAAAAGGTTCGTAAAAGAATTGCAAAAGAAGTGGCTAAAAGAGCAGAAGCAGAACAAAAAGCTGTTGAATTAGAGCAAAGATTAGCTGATCTAGAGAAAAAAACTTTTGATATAGCTAGTAAGAGCTTAAAAAACAACTATACAACTGTTTCTAGTGAACTTAAATCAGCAATTGAAGAAGGTAATACTGAAAAACAAGTAGAACTTTATGAAAAAATGGCTGATATAAGAGGACAAATGTCTAAAACAGAAGAATTATCTTCTGAAATACCTAAAGTTGAAAAAAAACAAGCACAAACTCCACCTTTAGCAGCAGATTGGGTTAAAGATAATCGAGAATGGTTTAATAAACCTGGTTTTAGAAAAGAAACTGCAATGGCGTATGGTATTGATGCAGAACTTACTGAAGAAGGTTGGGATGTTAATGATCCAGATTACTATATCGAAATGGATAAAAGATTAAAAACATCAGGCTTGTCTTATTTCAATAAAAGTCAAGAAGACGCTGTCCAAACAGACAAAAATGTGGTACAAAAAAACAACAGAGTGCAATCTCCTGTAGCTGGAGTTTCTCGTAAAAAAGGAACAGACAGTAATAGAGTTAAGCTAACTCAAGACGATATCAGAACCGCACAAACTTTCGGTATTGATATAAATGATGAAGCGGCACTAAAGCGGTTTGCTAAAGAAGTAAAAACTTTTAGCAACAATACGTGAAGGTAAAGGAGCACGACTATGAGTAATAAAATAAACAACGAAACTAGAGCTGAAAAAGCAAAGGTTTCACAATGGCGCCCTAGTAATTTATTGGAGGCTCCTGAAGCTAGACCTGGTTACAAACAGAGATGGATTGCAACTATGGTTTTAGGTCAGGAAACACCGACAAACGTAGCCAAACGATTGAGAGAAGGTTGGCAACCTCGTGACCCTAAAACGGTCAAAGATGCTGGTCACTATCCAACGATAGAACATGGTAAGTTTGCTGGTCATATAGGTATCGAAGGAATGCTACTCTGTGAAATGCCAGAAGAAATGGTAAATGAACGTAATATGTATTACGCTAAAATGACTGAGAATTTAATGCGATCGGTCGAACAAGATATCCATAGAGTTGAGCAACCCGGAAATCCTATTCAGAAGTCTTTCAAATCTGAAGTTACTAGAGGTGGTTTTAAAGAGTAACTATAAATAGGAGACTATAACTATGGCAAATGCTGACACACCTAATGGATTTATTCCATTAAGGCACTTAACAGGTGGAGTTATCAGACCTCAGGAATATCCTATTGCTAATAGCTACGGTACAACAATCGCATCTGGAGACTTAGTAACTATGACTACAGATGGTACAGTGATTAGAGGTACTGCTGGCGGAACAGCATTAGGTGTATTCTATGGAGTTGAATACATTGAGAACTCTACTGGTGATGTCAAATTTTCTAAAGTTTGGAATGCAAGTACAGCTGCAAAAGCAAATACTGCAATAAAAGCTTTAGTATATGACGATCCAAATATAACGTACCAAGTACAATGTAATGGCACATTCGCAAACGCAAACGTTGGTGAATTGGCTAATGTTACAATTGGTACTGCGAACACTACTTTCGGTTATTCAACAGACGAGCTGGACATAGCAACTTTAGCTACAACAGCAAAAGTCTTGAGAATATTAAGATTAGTAGATAAACCAAACAACGATGTCGGAGCTGATGCACTTGTAGAAGTTGTAATTAACTTACACTTATACGGTACTCGTCAGGCTGGTGTCTAACCTTAACTAATAGGAGTTAAAAAATGGCTTTAAATAGAGCACTTTTTACCAAACAGCTCAATCTAGGTTTGAACACCGTGTTTGGTATGGAATATGATAGATATCCTGAACAATGGAGAGAAATCTATTCTACAGAGCAATCGCAAAAAGCTTTCGAAGAAGATGTACAAATGATCGGCTTCGGGGCTGCACCAACAAAAGCTGAAGGTGCTGCAGTATCTTATGAATCTGGCAGAGAAGGATTTGTATCAAGATACGTACATGAAACTATCGCTTTAGCATTCTCAATTACTGAGGAAGCAGAAGAAGATGGTCTATACGGATCTTTAGGTGCAAAATATGCTAGAGCTTTAGCAAGATCAATGCAACACACTAAGGAAATTAAAGGTGCAAACATCTTAAACAATGCAACTAACACTGCACAATTAGGTGGTGACGGAGTAACTTTATTGAATGCTTCACACCCTCTAGGTGGTGGCGGTACTGCTTCTAACATTCTTGCTACACCAGCGGATTTGAGTGAAACGTCTTTAGAGACACTTCTAATTCAAATCTCTGAAGCAGAAGATGATAGAGGTATACCTATCGCTTTAACTGGTCAGAAATTGATCGTTCCACCAAATTTAGTGTTCATAGCTGAAAGAATCCTTAAGTCTAATTTAAGACCAGGAACTGCAGATAATGACATTAATGCAATGAGAAATATGGGTATGATCCCGGGCGGAGTAGTCGTTAACCAAAGACTAACTGACACGGACCAATACTTCATTATGACTGATTGTCCAGATGGAATGAAACACTTTGTTAGAGCACCAATCAAAAAAGCTGTTGAAGGCGATTTTGAAACTGGTAATCTAAGATACAAAGTAAGAGAAAGATACTCTTTCGGTTTCACTGACTGGAGAGCCGTTTACGGATCTCAAGGCGCAGATTAATAATAATAAACTTGACTAGGCGTAGCAATACGCCTAGTTACCCTACGACAGCGTAAGCTGACTACTAAGGAGGTAGACTATGGGAACAACTACTTTTTCGGGACCGATTAAAGCGGGATCGATTAGAGAAACTTCAGGAACTACATTAGGAGCAAATGTTGCTAATACTGGTTTTGTTGTAATGGCACAATCTGCAAAGATTGATATTACAGGAGCTTCTCACTTAAACCAAGTTTGCGGGACTATTCCTGCTAATTCACAGATAGTAGATGTTATATTAAATGTAACAACTGTAAATAATGATACTAATGCTGCAACAGTAATTGTTGGTACAGCAGATGATGGTAATGCTTTTATTCCATCTACAAGTGTTAAATCATTAGGAACTACTAGAGGTACTTTAGATACTGAAGCAACAAATATTGGTACAACTGATATTCAAGTTTTAGCTGACTTTACAGGTACTGATGGTGATGGAACAACTGGTAATGCAACTGTTACTGTTATGTATATGCAAAACAATAGTATTGCAGATGCTGGAAACACACCATAATAATTAATTAGAGGGCCTTCGGGCCCTCATTAATTGGAGATATTATGTTAGAATTTTTAAGAGAAAAAGGTAATGCTTTAAAAAGTATCTTTGATAAGGACGAAGATAAAGAAGAAGAAAAAACAGAAGCAATTGTAGATAAAGCAGTTAGAGTTTTTGAAGCTCAAGAAGATTACAAACCTACTGAAGAACAAAAAAAATTAGCTGAAACTGAAAATATTGATGAGATGGAAACTATCAAAGATGTTTTAAGAAAAGAAGAAACTGAAAAAGAAGAAAAAAAAGAAAAATCATTAGATGAAAAATTATCTGATATTGAAAAAGTTATATCTTCATTTGGTTCTTCTCAAGACTTAGGTTCTCCAGCTAAATTACCTTTTACAGATAAGAGTTTTCAATTAAATAAACCAATAGACTTTCAAACACAAGTTGCTAAAAACTATGTTGCACCTTATTTACAACAACCAACTAGCCAAGGCGACAGAATTGCGTTACTATTTGAAAGTTTAAAAAAACAAAATTTAATATAGGAGAAACAAATGGCAGGATCAGATATTCAAGCAAATACTGTTACAACTCAAGGTTCTAATGTTTCAGCTTTTGGTGGACCAACAAGACTTAAAGGTTTTATAATTACACCATCAACTACAGCAGGAACTGTTACTTTTGTAGATGATGCTACAAGTAAATTTACTGTAACAACAGGTGCTAGTGTCGATAGTGGACCTATTAACATAAGTTTACCAGACGAAGGTGTAAAATTTGGAACAGACTTAAAAGTTAATATTTCTGCAAATGGTGCTAGTGGCGTAACTGTATTCTTTGCGTAATGGCTACATCAAACACAGCAACTTTCAATCTTACAGTTAATGACTGTATTCAAGAAGCATTTGATAGAATAGGAGGAGATCCTATTTTAGGTTATGACGTGCGTTCTGCACGTAGAAGTTTAAATATTATGTTTAGTGATTGGGCTAACAGAGGTTACAATCAATGGACAGTAGAATTAAAAGATGTAACTTTATCACAAGGTACTACAGATTATACATTAGATTATGATTTAGTTGATATTATAAATGCAAATATTGTAGATAGTGATGGAACAGAATACTCTATGACTAGATTAGGTCTTAATGACTATGCAGCAATATCAAATAAAACTCAGCAATCAAGACCAACTCAATTTTATTTACAAAGATTAAATACACCAGTTGTCAAAATTTATCCAGCACCTGATCAAACTTATACTTTAAGATATTATAGAATGAGAAAAATTCAAGATGTTACTGCTTCTACAGTTGATGGCGTTCAACAAAATTTTGATATTCCATTTAGAGCTTTTGAATGTATGTGTGCAGGACTTGCTTATTATATGTCAAAGAAAAGAATAAATATAGATCAAGCTCAAAGAATGGAATTAAAAACAGATTATGAACAAGCTTATACAAGATTAGTTGCTGGTGATGATACACCTTCTACAAGAATATTACCATCAACAACTAATAGATTTTATACATAATGG